ACCTTTTTCTAAAATAGGTTTTAAAGCCCAACCTCCACCATTTATAGCGAATAATAAGAAATCTTTCATATACATTATGTAATGATAATTATATATTTCGAATTAAATTAATTTCATCTAAAATATTTAATTTTTTATTATCTATCCATACAACTTCATTAAAAGAATATTTGTCACCAAGCTCATTGCATATTTTAATTTGTAAATAATAAAATTCATAATCAGTAATAGGAATATGAGAATACCAATAATATTGATTTTTAAATGAAAAATTATTATAATTATACCAAAAATTAAAAATAGGTATATTAGAAAATTCACCAAAATATTTCGGTATTAATATTCTATTTTGAATCATCTTTGTTAAAGATAAATTTTGAAAAATATTAATTTTTTCTAATATTTTTTTTGATAATATAAACATGAAATAACTGGCAGGATAACTTCTGCCATTTATAAGTTGTATTTTTTTCCAATTATTAATAAAAAATTTATACATACTAACATCGCTATAATTATCTATTTTTTTAAAATGTGATAATTGTTCATTTATAAATTTATCCAAATCTTGTTTATCATAAGATTTATTATTAATATTGGTAATGTAATTTTTGATAAATATAAGTTTTTCTTTATTATTTGTAATTTTGTTAGTTTTCTCTTTTAAATCTTTAAAATAAGGTTTTTTATAGTGATTATAGTGATATATAGAAGAGCGGTAATGTGGTATTTTAATTTTAATACATGATTTTTTAATATATTTGAGAACTTCTTTATTATTTAAAAATCCTCTATTAGTTTCAATATTTTGATAAATAAAAATATCGGCAGTTTTTAATAAATTTAAATGTTCATCGGTAAAATAAGTTTTATCCTGAAGTGACGATTTTTTTCCATTAGCAACATCACCATAACCAATATAATTGTTAATGCAAATATAATAGGGTAAATAATTTTGTTTAATTTCATTATATTGTATGATATTTCTTCTAATTTCATTAAAATGGCAATTACCAAATAAAACCAATTTTTTCTTTTTTCTGGAATGTTTATAGGAAAGCATATAATAAATTATAAATATTATAAATTAATTTTTATAATTCAATATCATTATTTATATAGTTATATTTTTAATAATTTTGTCAATAATTACAGTTCCGTTAGTATCAGTATTGTGTAAATGTTTAATTTTGGTAATATCTACAGAAAGATTGTTAATTTTACGACATTTACTATTAGAATGAATTTTAAGTTGATAAGCTGCTTGTTTTAAGATTTTATTATTAATTTTAATATTATTTGGATTTTTTATAATTAAATGAGGCGAAGAAAAATTAGATAAATGTAACCAATAATCATCAGGTTGTGATTCGTCTATAATTTGTTGATTTTCCTCTTGATTTTTTCCTATAATGAATTGGAAATTTTTAAATGTTATAAGAATCATATTTAACTAATAAAATTAAAATTAATAATAATTCAATTTATTTTGTAAATTATTTAATATATTTAATTTTTCCTTAATATCGTCTAATTTTTCTAAAATAGTTAGTTTTGAAGATTTAGAACTTGAAATACATTTTTTAGTTAAATTTGGGTGTTTTTCAATTCTAAAAAACTCTCTCCATATTTTTTTTTTAACTTTTCATTAAATCTTTCTAATTCTTCTTTTTTTGTTTTATCTGGTTTCATTTTCATTTTTAAATTATATCTTTTGTCATCTATACGTCTATCAAATGTTAAATGTGGAGCATTTCTAAAATTTTGTATTGTATAATATGGAGGTAATTCTTTTTCTACTTCAATATCATTTTCTAAATTATATAATTTTTCTTTTATTTGTTCTAATTTTTCTAAAATAGTTAATTTTGATGATTTTGAACCAGAAATGATTTTTTTTTTCTTAGGATGTTTTTCAATTCTAAAAAATTCTCTCCACAAATTTTTTTCTATATTATAACATTCTTTATTATAAGTTATATATTTCGGCATCATATCTTGTGTTAATCCTTCTGGTAATGATTGTGCTGATTTTTTTCGACTTCTTTTTGTTCCAAATTTAATACCTTTTGAATTTTGTTCTTGTTGTTTTCTTGTTGCTATTCTTAGATTTTCATATGTATTATTAAATGGATCTTGGTCGATATGGTCTACGCTTATATTTTTTGTTCCTTTACCATTTCCATAGCATCCAGTAATAATTTGATGAATATATAAATTTTTAAAATGTGTTATAATATAACCATTATTATTATTATAAAACGTACATTTTATTCCTTGTTTTTTTTCAAAATCTAAAATTTTTTGATATGAAAGAGGACATAATTTACAAATTGTATTTGGTTCACAATACATTAATATTGTATTATCTTTAGTTTTCCATATTGGATTTTTAACAGAATAAGCTGATTTACCGTTCGTTTTATAATGACCTAAATTATAATCAATAATTTCATTTTTGTTTTTAATTTGGTCATGAAATCTATGAATAATACTAATATTATTACGTCTTAAATCAAATATGTTTTTATTTTTAAAGATGTATTTGATATTTTTATCATTAAAATTAAATAAGAATTCTAAGTAAGAAATTTTTTGCTTATTTCGCATATAATAAGGATACTTACAATCATCAGTTAAACGTGTAAATGTTTTTTTATGATTAATAATTTTAAATAAATCTTCAAAATCTATTAAAATATTTACATTATTAAAATTAATTACACCACAGTTAAGGTCTTTACTATAGTTATATGAAATATTGCAATTCATATATTATATTATAAAATATGAATTATTCTTTAAATCAATTTATTCAAACTAATTAAAATTTCGATTAGTTAAATTTAATTACTGTATGCTAACCCTCCCATACCACTCATGACACGAAGGACATTGTAGTTAGTGGCATAGACACGGACCTTGGCGGTCTGTGTTCCACCGATAGCGGCGGCGGAGACGACAAGCTGAAGAGTGGCGTTGTCGATGCGAGAGAAGTTGCAAGTTCCAGATGGCTGGTGCTCCTCAGGGCGAAGTGCGAATGAGTAGCAGTTAATACCGGTGTCTGGGTTGCGTGTGTGGTGCTGGAAAGGCTGGACGAGATCGAAGTAGGTACCTTCGCGCTCAGAGAAGCGGTCCTGTCCGTTAAGCTGAAGCTTAGCGGTTACGACAGGGTTCTCGCCCCAGCAGTGCATGTTAAGGGCAGTCTCAGCGAGGACGAAGACGCCAGCGTCAGAGACACCGTTACCGGAACCGGGAGTTGAGCCGTCAGTGGCAACAGAGAGTGAGCCACGGTTAGCCTGTCCAGTGACATCGGGGACATTGGTCTGGGCACCAGAGACGTCATAGACAGCGGCATCACTGAAAAGACCATCGGTAATAGTATCCTTAGTCTGGTCAAGAGAGCCAAAGGCAAGGACGGAGTTGGGGAGAGCATCGATGGCATCGGTGTAGTTGAATGGCTGGGCACCAAGAGCCTTGTGCATTGTCTTTCCTCCGATGAAGGAGTCACAGTAAGCGACGTGCATATCAGGCTGGACAACCCAGACAAGCTCCTTACAAGGATGATTGAAATTGAGCTTAATCTTGTTGGAAGATGAACCGATGGACTCATCGCCAGTGAACTGAAGCTGCTCAATGAGGTACTCTTGAGGGTTCTGTGCCATGCGTCTGCGCTCGTCGGTGTCAAGGAAGACGTAATCGACGTAGAGAGAAGCGGCTACGAGTGACTTAGCGTAAGAGTTAGTGGTCTTCTGTGAGGAGTCGCTCGCGTTAAGAGCTTTGACGGCGAAAAGACACTCATCGAGAGGACGGAGCTCGATGTTAATCTTGACCTCGTGGTACTGGAGGGCAATAAGAGGAAGGGCAAGTCCTGGGTTGCGGCAGAACCAGAACTGAAGAGGAACGTAAAGAGTTGTCTCGGGGAGAGCCTTGCGAGGGGCGCAGACAGCCTCAGGGACAGAGGCGGCACCGCAAGCAGTTGCGACATCAGCGAAGGCTGGGTCGGTAAGGTAGGTAAGCTGAGTGGTCTGTCCGACCATCTTGTGGTATCCAGCCTCCTGCTCACTTGTAAGTGTAAGCTGGTTCCAGATGTGCATCCAGTCACCATACTGACGGTCGATGCGCTGACCACCAATCTCAACCTCAACCATTGATATCATCTGCTCTCCGGGGCAGTCAAGCCAGCGGGCATAGTTGCCCGTGTTGGCATCTGCGGCATCTGACTGGTTGATTTCAGGAAGTGTTACCTGAAGGTATGTTCTGTAGGCAAGGTCGCCATTTCTGGAGACAGTGCACTGGACACGGCGACCGAAATCAGCCTGTCCGTTGAAAGTTTGTTCAATAGATTCCATTGCGAAATTTGTGTGTCTGCGGTAGGTAACCTTCCAGAAAGTAATCTGGGGATTTCCCGTAAGATAGACGTCTTGTGCGCCGTAAGCTACTAGTTGCATTAATCCACCACCCATGGTTATACTATTGCTAAAGAAAAAAAAATTTTGATAAATTAATTAATTAATTAATTAATTTATTATATTATTATATTATTATATTATTTGATTTTATTATTTGATTTTATTAATGTCTAAATTCTCCATCATAAAGCGTTTAAGGTAAGCATCTAATAATACTTCTTTCTTACCTTCGTGGTTTTTAGTAAATATATATGCGTTCTTCTTTTTTTTTACAGCCCAACCTTTATCTAAAGCATTGTATATAAAAATCATTTTTTGCAATAATATACAGTCTATTTTTTTATTTGTTTCTATATTTATATCTACATCCATATATATGATTTTAAGAAAAACAAACTAAAATTACTACGGATTAATGTTTTTAATTATTTTAAATTTAAAAATAAAAATGAAATATATTATAAATCATATAATAATGCCTAATTTCAAACCTAAGGCGAATAAAAAAATTAAAGTAAGTAAAAAATCAACAATTACGTTAGATA